ACTACTTCCACACCACAAATTATGTGAGTTGGTCGGTAGTTACCTGATTCTAAGTTTTGCATTGATTCAGTGATATCGCTAATTGGTAACGTTGCGTTACTGTTAGCTACATCGTTTCCTGCTGCGTTTGATGCAGTGTTTAAAGCTGATATAATCAAAGACTCTTCGTTGTCTGCAAATTCGTAACCTGCTAGTTCTGCGTGGTAAGAAAGTAAGTCGATGATTCCATCTTCCATCATTTCTTTGGTCACTCCAATCCTTGCTCCATACTTAACTGGGGTCAAGGTTAGGCTGGTCCATTCACTTTGAACGATTGGTACTTCTGCACCTTCAGCTACCTGAATCACTTGCAAAGCGTTGTTTGCTGTTAACTCTGCTTGTAAAGGTAAAACTAAAGTTCTTCCTGGGATTGAGCTTGGACCAAAAATCCTTGCTGCTAATCCTCTTAAAATCAATTTCTTACGTACTGCGTTCATTACTTCAGGAAGCAATGTTCTTGGTATCAAAT